ATGGAGGGTTTCCAGGCCATCTGGTCTTGGCCCATGTGCGACCAATGCTGAAAATAAATGAGCCTTCACTGAGGTCGAATTGAAGCAAAAAATTCCGCGAGTATATGAGCTTTTTTTTCTCGGTTTATTTTTTGCGCCTTGCCATATCCAACAATCATCATCGCCAGCTATTTTGACTTTGCTCCAAAATGCGGCGAGGGAGGCATCACTCACTTTTATTTTTTGTCCATTTGACATTGTGCTTCGCTCCATAGGCATAAATTAGTTCAATCAACGCACTAAATTGAGACTTTGATAGCACTGATGATTTATGACCACAAGGAAACATTCCAGCGCCTTCCAGTTCTGGCAGAAAGCGCATCTCCTGGCCCAATGCGTGCAGGAAGCGTAATTTCATATCATCGGCTGAGTATGTGGCAGTCTCTGCGACTTGTGCCTGTATGTCGGCTATAAGCGGCCACATGAGCCTATTCTGCTCTTGGGTGCGGGTTTCCTCCCCGATAGCGACCACATAGCCTTGTGGGGCTTTATAGATAAGATCGGTAGCCCTATCCCTATGCGCTTTGGAAGCCAGCTTGATCGTGCGCTTATCCATCACGCGCCCTTTCCAGATCAACCCGCTTCGGTGATGCTTTCACAAACGCCCGCGCAAGTTCCTTCATGTCGATGCCATGCTTTGCCTCGAACGACCTTTCCCCGATCCTATGCTGTTCGGAATGGCAGTCGCGGCAAAGGCTGATCGTCCAATAATCTCCAGGCTTGAGCCCCATCCCCCCGTTCGTTCCTGTTCTGACGTGCGCGACCTCGATATGGTCATAGGTCTGACACGCACAGCAGGCATGGGAGCGAACGAACTTGCAATGCGCTGGCGATATAAACCGCTTGGCACGCTTTTCTGGTTGAGGGCGACGGGGCGGCAGCAATTCATTTCTCCTAAAACGGAACGTCCGAATCCCAGCTATCATGGTGATCGGCAAGCGGCTCTGCTTGTTGCGCTGCGCCACCTGACCGGCTTTGCGGATCTACCGTCTGGGCATTGATTTGCAGATAGGTCTTGCCGTTATGCTCACGGGTTGAAAGTTCGCCAACAACGGTGATTTTGGTTCCCTTTAGAACCATCTCCGCAAGCTTGGGCCGTGCGTTCCATTTGGTCACATCGAACCAGAGCGTTTCCTTCTTTTCGCCCCAGCCTACCGAAGCGCCGACCGAAAAGCTGACAAAGCCCTTGCCGCTCTGCCCTTCTTTATAAACTGCGTCTTTGCCGACATTGCCGACGATGGTTGTAATAACTGTCACGCTTCATTCCTTTCTGCATTGCGCTTTTCCCGTGCCAGTCTGGCGATCAGGCTTGTGCATTTCGGGTTGGTGATGCCCAATCTTGTTCCACGCTGATTGTAAAACTTCTGGCGTGCGGGATTGCCGGTGGTTGAGGGATATATCTGACGCTGGATGCGCCGTATCAAACTGCTCATTTTTTATCCTTAATTAAGACGGGTTCAGTCTTTGTTGAAATTAACAAGGCAGCGAAGCTCCTGGCCTCGCGCAAACTCTTTTGCCTGAGTGGTTTTTGATTCCTCACCGTCCACAATCGGGCGAATAAATGCCAGATTAACCATCGATCTGTTTAAGCGCAAATCAACAGCCGTCAACGCTTCGATCTGTACCTTTTCGTAAGTCTTATCATCCATGATGACCAAGACTTCCTCTTTAGAAAGCCCCATCTGCCGACCGACCATCGCATAAACTGCGCGATCACGGGTCTCCGTGCAAATTTCGGATTCAAGGTCCGAAATCTCAGCCTTAGCTGGAGCGACCCATGTGACCGCTGCGATGGCTGTTGCTGCAATTAAAATAACTCGTTTCATGTTCTTCCCTTTATAAAAATTGATGTGTTTTCCGTTGCGACCATCATTCTGCTTTTCTGTAAATGCTCTCTAATTCAGCGACCGTGGCTGCAATCTCGTCAAGAAACTCGACGGCAGCAGCTTCAATCTCGGCAATCAGATCGTTGTCACGCATGACCCGGCGAACGTGCAATTTCATCTCATCGGGCATCCGCGGATCGTAGCTGGCAAAGTCACACCATTCTGCTTCGGTGCAAGCCATCTGCCACATCATCTGCTTGATATACTTGTCGGGGATCGCCTCTCCGCGCAGCGTGGCGATGTGCGTTGACGTATTGGGGCATTTGATCTCTATCAGTCCTTTATCGCCCACAAAGCCATCAGGCGAAGCCCCAGCCCATGATATGCGGGGATGTTGAACGAACGGCGCTTCTGTGACCGTGACGCCTTCGATAAACTCATAAGCGGCGCGTGCCTCGGCTTCGGTGTCAATGCCATGCTGCATCGCTGCGCTGGTGAAGCCCGATTCCGCTGTGCCAGTCAAACGCTCGGCAACAAGCTGGGCGGCATAGTTTGCCCTTGATGCTCCCCATCCCTTCTGCGTGCGTGCCATCATATCGGCAACACGCGATGCGGTAAGGCGTCCACAACGCTGCGCGAACCATTCTGGCGATCTTTGCTCAATCATGCTTCCTGTCCCTTCGCCAGTTTGTTCTTCAGGCTTTTTTCAGCGTGCGCGAACTTGCTGGCTGGCAGATCGGGCAGCGATTTGATTTTGTAAAACTGGCAGAGCGAAATGATGTTGGAGCCGCTGGCTTCGATCAACGCCTGCAATATATCGCGCTGTGTATCGCTGATGGTCTCCACATGGTTCGCACTGGCATCCTGCACTTCTTCTGGGTCATCGCCTGTTTCCAGCCCAAGCACCTTCAGGAGAGCGTATTTGACGCCATAAGACATTGCCTTCCCCGGCCCCTTGTCCTGGGGATCAACGCCATAGCCGAAGGTTGCAACGTCGATAAAGTCTGATCGGTCATCGATATTCTCGAAGCGAACGTCAAAGGTTGCTTGCGTGCGGTTGCCGTTCTGCTCAACCTGCATATTGCGGGGATAGTAAACCACACCATGCTTCTGAAGGATCGGGCGGACCTTAGCGGTGACGGCATCATGCGAAACGATGCTGTAGTTCATGCCCGACTTTTTTTCCTTCTGGATATAATCAACGTCGGCCATTGCTGCGTTGATGCGCTGGGCGATATTAGGCTTGCTCATCTTTCAACTCCTGTTCTGTTTTCCATTCATTCCATTCTTGCTGCGTCCAGCTATCAGCTTGGTCGAGCGCCTCGAAGGCTTCATCTGATACGTAGGGGATCACGAAAGAAGGCTCCAAATCCAAATCAAGCACATGGGAAAAAGGAAGAACCCTGCCATCTCTGTAAGTGTTTGCTTATCCATCTATCGTCTCCCAATCATCGCCATAGCGGCGTGTCATTTCTGCGTTCCAAGCTTCTTCGCTGGCGTTGAGGTAAAATTCTACGTCTATCGGCTGCATCGGCCAGACCGTGATCGGCTGCACGCTTTCTAAGACGCGGTTGAATTGCTGAAGGCCCCCGTTCATGACTTCACCCCGAAAGCCTTGTTGATGCGCTCGATGCGCTCGGCAAGAGCGGGTGACATTGGTTTTGCCTTCAGGCGCTCGATCAATGCACGTTCTTCGTCGGTGGTGGGCGGATTATCGTATGTTGGGTAAATGATTTTTCGCATTTTTGCCTCCTTTGTTGTTGAAGCGACAATACCAATCCCTTGAACATATGCAAGCACCAATTTGACATGATGCAAAGATTTTTATTGCATTAAGTAATTGTGTCGGGGTAATGGGCGTTCATGGACATACGAAAAGAACGCAAAGCCCTAGGTTGGACGCAAGCGCAACTTGCTGACAAGCTTGGTATCAATCACTCGATGGTTTCACGCATGGAAAGCGGCGATATACTGCTAAATGTGCGGACGCTGATCGCACTTGAAGTGATATTCAAAGAGGGCAAAAATCAACAGGCTCCTACCCAGTCGGTTTCAACGCATTCCCCGACTGGTTCCTAGCTGCCGTGTCTGACTTAAAACCAGATACGGCAGCTTTTTATCCGCCGCGCTATGTTACCGGCGCACTGCTCAAAAAGATGGGTTGGGAGTTCATCCGGGCAGATCAGATCAAGTCACGATGGAAAATAATTCATAAGGAGAAACCATGTTTAAAAACATATTGAAGCGTTGGCTCAAGCCCAAGCAGGCCCGTGACAATGAAGGGCGATTCCTGCCCAGCCGCGTTGCAGCACGCCAAAAGGCTATCGAGATGGCTAAAGCAATGAACCGCAGCGATCTGGTTGAAAGGCTTCAGGCATGATCTATGAATCTCCATCGACCGCAATAGCTTTGGCCCGTTATCTCGCCACATATATCAGCGATGACAGCACCATCCTCGCCCATGTTCGCCACCGGTTCGGCGTGACTTTATCCAGAACCGACATGGCTAAAATGCGTGCATCGCTGCCGAAGAAATACCTGCCAGGACAAGGCAATCCGTCCGGCTGGGACTTCAAAAGCGACCGAAGCTTT